AAAATTCTTGTAAGCGGTGTTAGGCAAGCCATGAAGCCTGTTTTGGCTATGGCTAGAATGAGAGCACCAGTTGATACTGGGGCATTATCTCAATCCCTTAGAATTGAAGCTAGAAAACCATCATCCAAAGATAAGCGTTCTCGTTATTACAATCCTGGTCAAGTTGCTATGGCATTAGTAACAACTGCGCCTGGCAATGTTTTAGCTAAGAAAAAATGGGAAAACAAAAAAACAGGAACAAAGCAAACTGGCATACCATCTGATGCCAGAGCCAATGTGCAAGAATTTGGTAGCTATAAAATGGCGGCACATCCCTATATGCGTACATCTTTAGAATCACAATCTCAAGCAGTTACTAATGATTTAGGCAATAATCTAGGATTGGCATTACAAAAATACAGAGCAAAAAACAGTAAATAAGGAAAAAATATGAGCAAGTTAGTAGAAGCATTTGGCAAAAAGTTTGCCGAAAATAAAGACTTAATCCGCATCCGTTCATTTGAACTTGCTGGAAATACCTTTAAAGTAAAGATTCCTCTTACATCTGAATACGAAGCCATGCTAGAACGCATGAAAGTAACTAATGATGTTAAGGTAACTGAATATTATAAAGAACTAACCAAAAATTTTGACCCTTCTAAAAAAGAAATTAATAAGGATTTGGGTATTATTTTTGAAAAAGACGATATTAAAATTCAAGGTAGATCAATGATGGATACTGCCAAGAATAAATATTTAACCGAATATCGCATTTTAGAAATGATTAAGTTATTAGTTCCAGAAGAAGGATATTCTTTAGATGACTTAACTTATGCAGAAATTGATGAATTATTCCCCTTTTCTATTCAATTAGAATTGATTGAAAAGATTGGGGATGTTATATCTCCAGCATATAAGGATACAAGGGGAAAGTAGTTAGGTCAGTCCGTAAGCAAGTTAAGGCTTATTTAACGGCTCATGGTACTGACCCAGCAACAGTTGATGAAGAAACCTTTAATGACATTTGTATTATGTATAACGATGGCGTTATTGGCAATTTAGGATTATTGCAAGTATTGGGAAGTCATACGGCTGGACATTTTAACAGTTTATTACCAAAAGGCGGTTCACCTTATAAATTACAAGATATAATACCGAATCAGTACGATTATCTTTATCCACCAATAACTGAGGAAGCAAAACGGGAGCAAGTAAGCAAGAATTTATTATCTTTTGCAATGATGCACCCAGGCGCACCAAGTCAATTAAAAGGACATTAAATGGCTAATACTATTGCCCAGTTAGCGGTTAAGCTAGGATTAGAAACTACTGATTTTACTCAGGGCATAGAAAAAGCCAAAAGTCAGCTTACTGATTTAGCCAATAAAATTCCTACTTTAGCGGCAGTTGGTGTAGCGGCATTTGCCGCCATGACTGCTAAAGCGTTAGAATTTTCGGATCGTATGTCCGATCTTTCCGATGCCACAGATATTAGTATTGCCAGCATCCTCAAGATTTCTGAAGCCTTAGAGCAATCTGGTGGTCATGCAGACCAAGCTGGCAAAGTTCTTACCAAGTTTGTTCAATCTATTGATGAAGCCGCCCAAGGCTCTAAAACAGCTCAAGATGCTTTTTTACGGGCTGGAGTAACTCTTAAAGATTTAGCTAGTATGTCCACAGAGCAACTGCTCAATAAGACAACGGCTGGTATTGCTAATATGGGCGATGTTGCTAGTCGTACTGGCGTTGCATTTACTCTTATGGGTAAAGGCATTAAAGGTACTGATATGGAAGGCTTTAATCAGCGTATCCAAGAATCATCAGCCGAATGGCAAAAGTATGCCGATGCTGTATCTAATGCGGCAGATTTGCATGATAAATTGTCTGAAAAATCAAATAAAACTTTGGTAATGTTTACCAATGCTTTCTTGCCAGCTTTAAATACCATGTTTGATCAGTTAAATAAAACTGGTAGCGCAATGGAAACTGTAATGGATATTGCTGGCAAATGGTTTATGGGCATGATTTATGCTGGACAGCTTACTGTAACTTTGTTTCAAACTATTAATGCCGCAGTCAATCTAGTTGGATTGACAATGGATGATATTGCTCATGGCAAGTTTGATAACTTTATGAATAGGCTTAAAGAATATGATGCCTATGTTGGAAAGTTGCGTGATGGAGATAGGCAATTTGCTTATAAATTACTTCATCCAGAATCAGCGGTTAAACCTAGTGGTGGCGATACAAGCCGTACAGTTACAGCCGCAAAAGATACAGAAGCTGACAAACAAAAGAATATGCTTTATACCGCCAGCCTTATTTCTGGTGAATATCAAAGACAAGTTAATTTTTCATTACAGCAATTAAAAACTCGTGATGCAATGGTTGGAATGACTGCTAATGAAAAAAGGATTCAAGAAGCAATTAATCAGCAATTAGACGCTACATCTAAAAAAATTGATGAAATTACTAAAGCTAGAGAAGCCGCCGCTGGTCGTGGTGCTGGACAAAAAGTTCTTGATGAATACGATCAACAGATTGCCAAGGTAAAAGAAATTGGCGAAGCATCAGCAAAATCAGCACAGCAAATTGAAGAATCATCTATTGCCGTTCAGCGTACATTTAGTTTTGGCTGGAATAAAGCCTTTGCTCAATATGCGGAAGATGCTTATAACTATGGAAAAATGGCAGAAGATGCTTTTGCTTCTATTACAGGCAATATGAACTCCGCATTAGATAAATTTGTTGATACTGGCAAATTATCATTTAGCGACTTGGCACAAAGCATTATTAAAGACCTTATTAAAATTCAGTTGCGTATGCAAATGATGCAATTATTTAGCATGGCTAAAGGTGGATTAGGTGGTTTAATGGGTGGCGGTGGTCCAGAAGAAGTAAGCGCAATTACAAGCTATATTGGTCCAGCATTTGCAGATGGCGGTAGCCCTTCAGTTGGAGTTCCATCTTTAGTAGGTGAGAATGGACCTGAATTATTTATTCCTAGCCGTAGCGGTACTATTGTTCCTAACAATCAATTACAAAGTGCATTAGGTGGTGGTGGGGTTACTTACAATGGTCCAGTAATTCAAAATATGCAAGCTATTGATACTCAATCAGGAATCCAATTTCTTGCTAAAAATAAAATGACAATTTGGTCTATGAATCAATCAGCAAGTCGATCAATTCCAACAAGTAGATAATTATGAGCTTAACTAATATTCTTTCAATTTCCGAAACTGTTGGCATTAATGACCAAAGATTTGTTGGTCAAGTAGTTAGCCGAAATCAACGAATTTCTACTTCTGAAATTATTACAGTAGTGCCATTTGCTTTTGAAATGAAGCCAATGAATTATCTGCTTTATAGTCAGAATCGTGCTTTGCTTAATTCTTTGCGTATTCCAGATAAATCATTAGAACAATATTTAAACTTTGGTTCTACTGGATGGATAAACTATATTGCCTATCAAGGGCAAATGACATCTGGTCAAATTACTTCTGCACAATGGCAAACTAGTTCAGCCAATAAAGTTTTGGTGCTTGGCAATCTTCCAGACAATGTGGATATGCCATCTAATGAATATATAGTTAAAGAAGGCGATTTTTGTCAGGTTAATTTATATGCTTATATTGCTACGGCTAATGTTTTGCGTGGTTCTGGTTCTACTGTTAATATCCCCGTACATCGCAATCTTATTACTCCTTTAATTTCTCCAGTAAATGCAGTCATTGGTCAATATGGGACTACAGTAAGCATGGGTGGTAATACTTATACAGGAACTACTTTTCAAGTTGTTTTAAGGGAATACCCTACCTATACTTTAGTGCCAATGACTAATGATTCATTTATTCAATGGTCTGGTAATTTCAAAGCATTTGAAAGTGTTTTGTAATGGATAACATAGTACCAGTTCAAAATACCAACAATATTCGTTATGCGGATTTTGTAAGGGTAACTACTCCTGATGCAACTTATCTTTTTGCTACAACGGCATCTCCATTAACTATTCCAGAAGTTGATTCTCAGCCTTTTAGCGCACTAGGTGTTTTAATGAAAGCTGGCGATACTCAGCGTGATATTAAATCAACTGCAAACGAAACCACTTTTACAATGGTTGGTATTGATACTGCTATGCTTGGATGGGTATTAGGAAATCAAATTAAAGGTAGCAAAATTGAAGCATGGAAAGGTTTTTTTAATACCGATGGAGAATTAATTACTACTGGCGGTCAGGGCGGCTTATATCAATTCTTTAATGGTTATATCAATTCATTTTCTATTCAAGAAACATGGATGGAAGAATTAAGAGGATTTGTTGGAGTAATTAGTGTTGCCGCATCATCTATTCAGCTTATTTTGCAAAACAGAACGGCTGGAAGATATACCAATGATAATAATTGGCAATATTTTAGTCCTGGCGATACAAGTATGAACAGAGTAGCCTTTGTTACTAATATTAATTATGAATTTGGTAAAGGAGCATCGCCAAACTCATGATAAGAAAAGCTACAAAACAAGACAAGCCACAAATTATTGAATTAATGAAATTGTTTAGAGCAGAAAGTAATATTAAACAATATCAAAATTTAGATAATGAGCCATATTGGAATAGGTTATTAGATACCATACTGGCTGGGGCTGGAATAATATATATTGAAGATAATGTTGGTTTAATAATGGCAATTATTACTCCTACTCTTTGGTGTGATAAAACTTTGTATATGCAAGAGTTGGCTTGGTATGTAAAGCCAGAACAAAGAAATACATCAATAGGATATAGATTGTTAAAAAAGTATGTTGATTATGGTAATGAATTAAAAGCGCAAGGCAGAATAATTATGTTTGCAATAGGAAAAATGGTTACAAGCCCTGATGTAAAGTATGGAAAGTTTGGATTTACAAAATTAGATGAAAACTGGATTCAGTAATGCTTAAACTATTATTACTTGCTTTTGGACTTTTTTATGCCGTAAATTCTTACGCATTTGGGTCTATGATTGTTGTAGCCGTAGCGGGTTCTGCTTTTGCGGCAACTGCGGCTGGCATAGCGATTGCTATGGCAATTAATATGATTGTTTCAACCATTGTAAGCAAAGCATTTTTTACACCTACCCAACCTGATTCTGCTGGATATGGTTCTGGTTCTAGTCCTGACCCTGGCAATAGACAGCAAGTGCCGCCAGCAACAGATAATAAACTTCCTATAGTGTATGGTTCTGCTTATGTTGGTGGCACTATTACAGATTTGTCTATTAGTTCTGATAATCAACAACTCTACTATGTTATGTCTTTGTGCGAAGTAACAAGCACTAATGATGGACAAACGCCAGATACTATATCTTTCGGTGATATATATTATGGTGGTAAAAAAGTAATATTTCAGGGTGATGGCTACACAGTTGCCAGCCTTTTAGATGAATCAACTGGTGCTTATGACACAGCGGTAAATGGTCGTATTCAAATTTTTCTTTACAACAATGGGTCTAATAGCCAAACCAATTCAGGTCAATCCGCTATTAGCGTAATGCAATCTTCTGGTCTTACTTATACATGGGATAACAGTAAATTAATGACTGATTGTGCTTTTGCAATTATTCATTTATCTTATAGTCAAAGCGCAAATGTAAGAGGAATTGAGCAAACTAAATTTCAAATAACAAATAGTAGAATAAATACTGGCGATTGTTTTTATGATTATTTAGTTAATACTCGTTATGGCTGTGCTATTTTGCCAGAACAAGTTGATATTGCAAGTCTTACAGCATTAACAGTTTATTCAAATGAATCATTTACCTATACAGATTCAAGCGGTTTTCCAGCTACACAAGCTAGGTTTAAGTTTAATGGAACAATAGACCCAAAAAGAACTGTAATGCAAAATTTGCAAGATATGGGTTCTTGTTGTGATTGTTTAATTAAATATACAGAAATTACTGGCTTATGGGGTGTGGTAGTTCAATCCCCAACTTATTCAGTTGCTATGAATATTAATGATAGCAATATGATTTCTGCTATACAAATTACACCATTAGATATTGCGGCATCTTATAATGTAGTTGAATGTAAGTTTCCAGATGAATCAAATCAAGATGCTTTTAATTCAACTACTTTTGATTTGGCAACTTTAGACCCAATTTTACTTTATCCAAATGAACCAGTAAACAAAGTATCTTTAAGTTTACCGCTTACAAATAATAGTGTAACAGCGCAATATCTGGCAACTCGTTTATTAAAATCTGGTCGTGAAGATTTACAAGTTCAGGTTAGCGTTAGTTTTATTGGTGTTCAATTAGATGCTGGTGATATTGTTACTGTTACCAATAGCAACTATGGATGGATTGATAAATTATTCCGAATCAATAAAGTAGTGCAACAATTTAATGATGATGGTTCGATTGCCGTTCAGCTTAATATGTCTGAATTTAATCCAACTGTTTATGATGATACTGATATTACACAATTTCAGCCAGCACCTAATACTGGTATTGGTAGCCCCACAGCATTTGGTAGTTTAACTGCTCCTTATGTTGTTTCAAGCCAACCAACCGCAACAATTCCATCTTTTCAAATAGAGGCTTATACAGCACCCTTTGGAGTTACTCAATATGTAGAGGTATGGTATTCGGCATTTAGCAATCCATTACAAGAACAAATGTATTTTGGTGGTACAAGTGCAATTCAATCTAATGGAAATCCATATCTACCTTTTACGCTTATTCCAGCCGTAACTTTATCTGGTATTCCTTCTGGTGATTGGTATTTCTTTACTCGATGTGTAAATAGCATTTCTTCTTCTGCTTATAGTCCGCATAGCACTTTATTTACATGGCGACCAACTACATTCCAATATACACAAAGATATATTTCTGTTGCTTATGCGGATGATGTAAGCGGTGGCGGTTTTAGTTTTGACCCTAGAGGAAAAGATTACTATGGATTGTTTAATCAAAATAATGCTACACCCAATGTAACTGCATCTAATTATTCATGGTATTTAGCGCCAACTAATTTTTCAACTTCTGAATATGTGCTTTTTTCAAACAGGGGCGGTAGATTATTTAGTTTTGCTCAAGGCTTTGCCGCTTATGCGGCAACTACGGCTCGGTTTGTTCCAACACAAACTTTAATTTATGACCCTTCTATTTGGAATGGTTTGCCAGATGGAACAAATATTATTGATTTGGATGCAAGAACTGGGCAATTAACAACTACAGGTACTACCACAGTAGGAACTGGTCAAGTTCAAATTACCAATAATACCGATGGAAATATTGTTGCATCACTTCAAGAGTATCTTGATTTTGGTGGTGCATATACAAAAACTTCATCAGTAGCTACATTAACTATTGATATTTATGGTCGTGTTGTTGGTTTTGAAACTCCAGATGATTTTTACTATACTGCAACGCAATATATCGCAACAGCTAATCAAACTGTATTTACTCAAACTAGAGCATCAGGCTATATTTCTGGACAATGTTTAGTTTTTAGTAATGGTCTTTTATTTGATCCAACTCAATATACCGATACTGGCGGCACAACTGGAACTGTAACTTTAGGAACTGGGGCTAATGCTGGAGATAGAATTACTATTATTGCCTTTAAATCAACCAATCCAACCACAGGTGTATATTCTTCATTTA